TAAGATGTATTCTTTTTGAGGTGAAGATAGGTATAATTGATCTCTGACCGGTACAGAATATACGTAAATGTTATTAAAGTTACAACTGTTAGCAAATTTGACTTGATTGAATAACACCAAAGTTTCTGATTGAGGCTTGTTAAGTCCTATGTTATACAAATACCTCATATGCCCCCTCAAATATTCATCATTACTGGCAATATGAGAAGTGGATATTAGATTGTTAAAATTTGTTTTAACAAAATATTGATAATCTTGAGAGGAAACTAATCTATGTTGAGATCTAAAAGTTTTAGGTGAATTGTTTCTTATAGAGTCTACGGTTTCTTCGGGGGAATAATCAGAAGAGGGAAACGTATTAGACATCTGGATGAAATTAAATTGATTAGCAGCTAGGTAGTTGCCGTAAGAATTTGCGGTATCATATAGAATTTCTTGAAATTGTATAGAATTAAACGGTATTAATCTGGCTCCGTCCAAAGCTCCAGCTCCGATGTTGATTGCAAGGGGGTCAATATTTAAATAATATACTGCTACCAGATCTCCTTGTTTGAGTTGTGAGCCGTTTATTCCATCACCAAAAGATAATTCATATCGTTTATTGGCATTAAATCTTGCTTCAAATAAGTTATCATTTGCTGTGTAGGTAGATCTGTCTTCAACTCGGGTATATTCTCTCCAGATTTTGTCCGTAGACTTTACATAGACGAAAATATTGAAGTGATCTATTTGAATAGACTCATTTAATGATAAAAATATTACTTCATTTTCAACTCCAATTGAGTTATACAGCGGATATTCTTCTATAGAGCCTTGATGCAATAAATAATTGTTGTTAACATCTGCTATTGTTTCTGCTGCATTGGTTAATTTAGAAAATGCTAAATCTGAAGTCAATGAAAATGTGGTATTTCCTGATGTGATGGAGCTAAAACGCGGAATAATATATGCGGCAGAATTTAAAAATTCATAGGCTAATAAATTAAAAGGTACATTTTGGGTTAATCTTCCAATAGGCTTATAATTGATTAATTTTACTATACGATTCATGTTTTCGTATATTTGGGACTCTGAAAACATGGACTCAGCGGATGTTTTGCTATTATAATACATCAATGTGCCGAAAACATACCCCAATATATCTATAATAGCAGATAAATTAGATCCCTGATAGTTTTGATCCGTAAAAACCTGGCCTTGGTTCAATCTATCAATAATTTTATTGCGCAATTCAGATGGATCAAACGCTATATTGGGATTTAAGGTGGTTGGTTGAATAAAATTGGCCATGATATTATAGTATTTGTATAGAAGAGTGGGTGGTGGTATTAAAGTTCATTTGTAATGTGTCTACTAACCCATGATCAGGAATATCATAAGAAACATATATTTCATATTGTAAATCATTATAATTAGCATGTACCAACACTTTAGTCACATTTATACGAGGTTCATATTTTGTGAGATTGTTTAAAATTAAATTTCCTATGATATTAGCTTTAAATTCAGACAAACTTTCAAATAAAAATTGTTCTAAAGAACTACCAAAACCGGGAGATAGTATTTTCTCGCCTGGTTTTGTAGTAAAGATGTTGTAAATAGAATTACGTATGGCTTGGATGTCATAATCTGCCGATATGTCTTTAGAATTTACCTCATTTAACCCGTTGCCGATGTTTTTAAATATCTCTAAGTCTAAATGTAAGTCCCTGTATGTGTAATGTAGGGGCTCGGGTTCTGTGGCAATATTTGTAAATTGCGATTGGACCTTTTGAGGTTTAATCAAATTATCTAAATAAATAGTCGCCATATTAAGGTAAATATTTATTAGACAAACTCTATATTATATGAAACAAAAATTTAACAAATTCGAAACTTTATTTGAAACTGCTTTTTCTCACTTTTCAAATGGAGGATTTAGAGAGGGTTCTGCCGTGGTACTCAAACCTTCATTTTTAAAACATGCTTATTTTAAAAAGCATTATTCCGGCAGTGCTGCTTTTGCTAAATTTTTAAAAGAACTCATAGCAGATCAAGTTTTATTCTTCATAAAAAGAGTCGTTGCAGATGGTGCCAAACAAAATGTAAAAGATGCTAATGATAACGAGGGTGCTGGAGATTGCTATTTGGTTCTTCGGACTGATCCTCGTAAAGTTGAATGGCCTACAGAATTCAATGAATTTACTGTGCCAGGTGATTACGACTCCGTGGAGGTAAAAGATTATGGTATCAATCTTCCACCGTTAGAAAGTGTTCCAAACAGATATGAAAGACCTGTAGGGGATGTAACCGCTAAGGTCTATCGCATGGAATCTAAACTAGACAATCATTCTGTAGACAATTCTTTGCCTACAAAAAATGTTACTTTGAAAAACTCTAAAGGAGCTTCTTCCGCTTCCTTTAAGAGGGTCAAATAATTATTTGAGATGATTTTCTAAGGAGGCAATACACATATAAAAATTAATCTCGTGGTCTAGTACTGTGCAGTCTCTAAACATGTACTCTCCTATATCACACATTGCCATCTTTTTGGTCACCTCTTTTACATTTTTTGAATTGTAAAAGACCTCAAATAATTCCTTCATTAGAGTTTGATAATCACCGTTGAAAGTTTTTTCATTTTCAATAATTTTAGCTCGAATTTCTAAGCTTGAAGTTTTGCAAAGAAGATTATCATAAACATAATTTACTATGTCTGATATTTGATGCTGCTCTTTCATGATCAACTTTCCTGAAGTTGAAAACTTTTGCAAATCATTAATGATCCTTCTTAAATCTGGATAATTGGTTTCAATGTGTGCAAGAAGAGCAGATTTTTGAGATTCTTCTACTGTTATTTTTTCTGCCTGAAGAATGTGTATACACCTAATAACTATCTCTTTGAGATCTGGTTGTAATTTAAATAACAAACACCTTGATCTAATAGGTTCAATAACTTTGTTAAAGTAATTTGCTGTTAGAATGAACCGAGTGGTGCCTTCATAGTCTTCCATGACATTACGAAGTATACGGAGACTATCTCCTGTGAGACCATCAGCTTCTTCTAAGATGACTACTTTCTTCTTTCCATCCACGGAGCGAGTTTGAGCAAAGCTGATGACTTTGTTTCTAATAGTATCTACTCCATTTTCATCTGAAGCATTAATGTAAAGGTATTGACACTTTAAAATGTCATTAACAATGACTTTTGCCATTGTACTTTTACCAGTTCCTGGTGATCCGTAAAATAAAAGATGAGGGGTGTCATCATTCAGGGATTCAAAATGCTCTTTGACCTCTGCGGAAAGAACCACATCATTTAAATTTTTGGGACGATATTTTTCTACCCAGAGTTTGTTGTAATGATTTGCTTGACTCATATTATTTTCCCGAATTGCCAAACCCCTTATCACCCCGGTCCGTGTTTTCTACTTCATCTGACCATTCTGGCTCTAGAGCCAGAAGAGGAAAGTATGCTATCTGTGCAATGCGATCTCCTTTAGATATCTGGTAGTCTTTATCTGAAAAATTATACAACTTTACAGACAGGTCTCCTCTATAAGGATTATCAATAACTCCTAGATGAGGTTGAATGCCGTGCTGGAATCCCATTCCGGATCGAGGCAAGATCAGGAACCACACCCCGAATGGAACCTTTGCTACGGTAATTCCGGTTGGAACTTCTGCATCTCCTTTTGCCGGAATTAATACGTCACTAATTGAAAATAAATCATATCCAGTATCATTGGTTCTCTTCCTGAAAGGAAGTTGGGCGTCTGGGTGGGACTTTTTAAAGGCAATCTTAGGAGCTTTGAGAATGTTTGGTTGTTCCATATTAGCCATTAATAAGTTGATTGCCATTGATTGCTTGAAGATTGACAACTTCACCAATAGAAGGATTTATATAATTTGCTTGTAGCCATTTAATCAATTCTCCAACTTTGTTTTGGTCTATAAAAAATGTTCCGTAATTTTCTATCGTTATTTTTGTAGTCATATAGCTAAATAATATAGTACCTTCAATTTAAAAGCAACATGGAATCCAATTCAGAAATAGATAATATCATCAGTGAGCTAAAAAGTACATCAGCTCCTGCTATGCTAATGGC